CATCCTTCTGGTATAGCATTCGTAGCTCCTGACCACATTATAATACCTCCTTTTGGTACTGGTGCTGCAACAACTTCTTTAACTAATCCGGTTGAATCTGCAACTAGTGTTCTACTAATTTCTGTAAGAGGGTCAGATTCTGTTAAACTTTTAATAGAAAGCTGTTCCTGTATTGTTAATCCTGTATGTGCAGGAAAATTAGTACCTATACCTACCTTACCGGATGCTTGAAAGGTAGCTAGCACTGTTGCATTAGGTGCAGAAGAGTTTTGGGTTGTAATTATATTGAATCCTTCTTTAGCTTCTGAATCGGTGTTTATTACCATTAGTACATTACCTCCATTGCTTGTATTTGGAGAGCTAATTTCCAACCCTTCAGCAATTGATTGATGTGGTAGCAATTTTCTTAGTCCCAGTGCCGTTTCCTGCAGGAAGTATGAGTTATTTGATTTTATCGATTTAAGTCTCGAATGATCGTTGGTAGCTGTGTTAGTATGGGATATTCCTATACCGTTATTTCCTACTACTGATAAATTTAATATAGAATCTGTATTGTTTATTCCTACGGTTATATAAGGACTGCTACCTATTCTTTTAAATGTCGCTCCAATGCGGTTTGCTGGGGTTGTACTTAGAGTTGTTCTTCCTAAGGATATATGAACAGATCTTGGATCGTTTGGTTCTGGAACAAATCCAGAGCTGATATTATGATCACCTGAATGTATAAATATATCATCTGCAAAATCGCTATCGATATACTCTAACCTACCTACTTTTCCTAAGAGAGTTGCGTCTGTGTTTCCATTATAAAATTCAATACCTGCAAGTGATTGTATTTCTCCTTCGTGATTCACACTACCTCTTAGTGCTATATTTCCTCCTCTTGCTCCATCTCCTACTATGTCTAACCGCTTTAGGGGAGTAGTTGTCCCAATACCTACGGAATGGTTATTATCAGTAAACACAAATACAGAGTCAGCTCCGAAATTCCCGTTATCATTAAACTGTATCTGGGTATTATCTCCTGCTACATTGGAGTCGGGTATTTCTGATTCAAATAAGGGAAAGGATACTTCATGGTACCTTGTTGGTCCGTAGTCTTCTGTTGTATCTAAGTTATCACTTCCAGTGTAGTGTAGTCTCAGTTTGAGACCATCCGGGGACTTAGAGCTTGAATAGAAAAATTGAGATTGATTTCTATCCATCTCATCATAAGTCAAAGCTGATCCTTTGTTTGTTCTAAGTACTATACTCATTCTTTTATTTTTTTTATTGTAATGGTGTTAATCCTGTGCGACTCGGTAGTCTTACGTTTCTTGTTGTTTCCGACGGTAGAGTGTCTCTCCCCTTTGTCTGCCGCTCACATTACTGTTAACTTTATGTCTCCATAAAGATCGGACTATATCATCAGATTGCTAATCTGCTGGGCGCTAATTCTGGTTATTAAGGGAAACCATTTTCCCTCCAGTAGTCTCTGAACCTTCTACAAGATGGCTTGTAGCTTGGCTGCTGATTGTCTAATCTCGAACATTGTTACGCTTTGGTAGTTAGAGCTCTAAAGAGTTTCCAGCAATTCACCCAGTTTAAATAGGACTGTTTTTATTTCATTTTATACTATACTGTTTTTTATTTTTTTATTACTATACATTAAATACATACTTACATGCAACGTTATTTGATAATAAATAGTCTTCTATTCTATCCTTGAAAAATAGTTTAGACCTAGACTCTATGTCTCTATACGCTGTAACAGGGTTTGAATATGTTGGGTATGTAGCAGATGGTCCTTCATTATAGTTGCCGAAGTTATATTCGTAACTTACAGTACCTGTAGGAGTTACGTACTTTTCTACTGTTACATCTGTATAACACATCCATCTATTTACATTATTTACTACCTCTTCTACCATTCCAAATGCAAAACCGCTTGAACTGGTATAGTCTTTAATAATTTCTACATTAGCAGGGTATGGGCCGTTTGGGTTATATGCGTACTTTCTTCTATATAGTCTGTAGCTACCGTCATCAGTAAATCTCCTCTTACCTTTAGTTCTTGGTTGTCTAAAGCTCCTTCCAACACTCTCTCCTGTTTCGTATATTCCATTTTGTATAACAAAGAAGTATGTACATTCTAAAACAGGTTCGTCATCATTTTCTACTTCTGGGATAATATCTGTTTTATACCCTCCTGGTAACCTATTCGCACCGAAGTTCATATCAAACTTAGTCAGGATTACTGTATCTGTTTCTGCTGATTTAGGAAGGGGTTGACCCATCTTACCGACTGCGATTAATTCGTTACTGTCGTTGTAGAGTCCTATTGTTGTAATATAGGGATTAAATGATGAACCTGATATGTTGTCTGCTATTTTACCATCCACTCCTTCTAACCCAGTCTTGTTTAAGGTATGGTTAAATTCATTGCTTTTTAGACTACAGTGGTAATTATGGGTAAATATGGGTAACGTGGACTTCCACTTAAGTGTAGCGTCAAAGTAGTGGTTATAGTATACTGCTACTAACGGATCTGTTATAATTAATTGACCGTGTGGGTATATTGCATTTCCAACATAGTATCTAGGACTGGAGTATTTAAAATATAGTCTCCCTTCCCCATCATCAACTATCTCATTACAGTTCTTCTGTGTAGTGTCGGTATTATCTAAGTACTCACCTCCTGCAGGAGTTGATTCGTCTACGTAAGTTGGCTCTTCCACAAGGTAGTCTTCTGTTGGAAAAGCACAAGTTGCTCCTGTAGAACTAAATATAAATTCTATGTTCTCAGTATATAGGTTAACTTCTGTATCAAAGGAATTTACACCCTCCTCTGTACTGTAGTTGTTTATTACGTAATTATCAAAGCTTCCTGATTCATCTTCTCCTTTTGAAAAATCCGGTACTATTGAGATAGATAGTGGGTCTATATGAGTCCCGTACATTTCTTTGGGTAAGGAGAATATCGCTACCCTATTATCTAAATGTCTAGATCCACTTACTTCGTAAGATGACTGTAGGTAATTTTCGTAGGAAGCTGATGCTGGGAGTACCGAGCCACTGAAGTTACTGTAGTAAAGGTGTTTATTACTTTCGTATACTAGTCTTTTGTTGTATGCGGTACTACCGGAATTTGATACATTACCTCCGTATGCTAGATCTAGCTCTGAAGGAATATATGAGCCTGAGCCGGCTACTCCTACAATGTTCTGTATACCTAATCCTCTGTACTCACTACCACTTGCTATCCACGATTTGCGGGCAGTATGGGTAGTTATATACGCATCTTGTTGATTTAGTTTTTTGTAAGCACTCATTCATTAATAATCAAGTTTAATTCTAATAAGAGCTTCTTTTGTAAAATCTTTAAGAAGTGGTCTTGATAGTTTAGCTACACCTAGTAGGTCGTTGTTATCGTTGTACATACCAACTGTTGTAATGTATGCTTGTGGAGTATTAATCATAATATCATGTCTTAACTCTCCTGAGCTAGTAATATTTGATGGATTCGTAGTATAGTTAAACTCACTATTACGAACTCTTACAAATACATAATTTGATGATATAGTTTCTTCTGCTTGTAATTTTGCAGATGCTCCTGCTTTAATTGCATTAAAGAAGTACTGTAGGTTAGATGTACCGGAAGTATTGTTTGTTATGCTTATCCCTTCAGTAGATCTAAGAGCTTGTCCGTTTAAAACTACTATTCCCACATCTGGTAGAAATTTACCAAAGCTTCCATTACTAGTTGAAAAACCTGTCCCGGTTGTTGCGCTACCGTCTACGCCTTCTACTATATCGTATACTCTACCTGCATCGACGTAGGATACTGTTGTAGAGTCGTTGCTGTTGTCGGTTAAATTAATCGTTTTAGCACCTTGTGTTAATGTGAGGTTGAAAGAGCCGGGGAGTAATTTTTCTTTATACCTTGCTCTATCTAAACTAATTACGTAGATATCATCTGATTCTACGTTCCCGAATATGAAAGCAGTATCTTCATCTCCGAATATTAAATTTCTATATTGTCCGTAGATTGTTGAAGTTGGTGTTTTTTCATCTACAGATGTGTTATATGCGGTAGCTCCTACTCCGGTTTTATGGCCGTAAGCTATAGCGAATTGAACGCTATATGGAACAGGTCCTTCTGTATCTTTATCGTATACTTCGTAGTAGTAGTCTCCTGTACTTGATGCTACTTGTGAAGAGGCAGTAAAGAATGATGTTAACTCTTTATCGCCAATCGACCATAGAGGGGATACAATTGATTCTGCACTTATAGAAATATCTTCTGGGTCTAATCTTTTAAATGACATATTATCTTAGTTATTTACTTTTACAATTGTTAATGGTACTGTTACTCTTGCTCCTGAGTCTCTTCCTATTACTGTAATTGTTGTTTGAAGAGATTCCTGTCCTGCAAATAAAGTATTAATTGTAGTTCCTGTTATGTTTATTGATGTACCTATCACTGTTTTAGATACATTAGTACCTAGTGTAGTTGTCGAATTAAGCCTTTCTGCTTCTGGGGTGTTAATTCCTACTCCGTTATATGTCTGCACTACTCTAGCATCTGCGATAGTAGCAACATATCCTCCTGCTTCAAAAGTTTGGGATGAACCTAAGTAGTTAAGTGTTTGTGGTGTAATAGCTAATGACGCTCCTTGTTTTAATCTTATAGCTGTATACCCTATATCTAGTATTGGTAATTTAGCTGTTCCTCTAGGTAGGGTTGTTAGTTTATATTTCATTATCTGAGTCTCATCAGGAAACGCTTCTAGAAGAGGTAAGTTCTCTATTGCTTCTCCGTAGTATGCTGACCCTAATGGATGGTTTGGATTATATAATGTATAATCTATTTCATCGTCAGAAAGTGCGAATTGTGTGATTTTAAAAGAACCATCTCCTCTTGCTAGTAGTTCTCTACCTTTTTTTGTCAATATAGCATCGACAGTTACTATTGAATTATCTAAATATCCCATGTTCTATTTGTTGTATATTATATAAATATCCTATTTTAATGTTTTATTGATTTGTTATTT